TCTTCCAATGTGTAGAATCAATCCGTCTTTACCTACACCTTTTGATTTTACACCCATCAACATTTCAAATTTTCTTCCACCCAATTGTCTCATTATTTCTTGAGCTTGAGATTTGGAAACGGATTCCACCAAACTCATCTTACCATTAGTTTTAACTTTTATAAGATTCATTTTTCCATACTTCTTACCCATCTTTTTCATGTGGTTCTTAACTTTATTTAAGTTATTATCCTTGAAATAGACTTGGTCATAATCTTGTTTCTTTTGGTTGAATTTATCTACGATAGCGTATACATCTTCATTTACGGATTCATCTAAATCACCTTTCTTAAAATCTTTTAGGTTCTTTACCACTTGTGAACTACCAACTTTACCTATATGAAAACCACCAGCTCTAATTCCTAACTCAATTTCTCCCACTCTACTAATGTATACTGGTATAACGGCAGAACCTCTTTTTACTTTACCTTGACCTTTCATATCTACTTTGTTGTCGGATTTAACCGTATAGAATCCACCCCAAGCACCATTATGAAAACTTTGTTTCATACGGTCAAATTTTATCACTTTTATTTTGGATTGTTTAAAAACTTTATCCATATATTTTTTAAAATCACTTTTAGGGTCAAAATACATTTCTTCATTTATAGATTCATTTGCTTGACGAAGTGCATATTGAACTCTACCATTTTGAGATAATCCTTTTCTCAATTTTTCAATCTTTTTTACGGCTCCAGTCATGTTACCACTCATCATCTTGGCTATCTTTACACCCATATCTACTAATTTGGATGGATACATTGTATATTTTCCCTCATTCGCGGATTCTTTAATCTTTTGTAGTATCTTTGGGTCTTCATCACCAAACATATCAATCAAGGTATCTTGTATCTCACCTCGTGAGTATCTCATTTGTTTGAATTGTCTTTTGGAAGTATCAATTGCTTGAAAGATTGGCCCGTATCCTTTTTGTTTTAATAATTTCTTTACAGCAGGTCTCATCTTTGTTCGTTCATTTACGGATTCCATTTTTGCTAGATGACCCATTATATCTGCCATTCTTGCTGGAGTTATACCCTTGTAGGTTTTCTTGATGTAATCATAATATTTAAGTTTTTCTGTAGCGTCTTCTTCGGTATCACCTTTACTAATCATATACTTTTTAACCTTATCCTTATTTTCTTTAAAGGATTCTTTTTTTAACCTACTCTTTTCAGCTCTACCTCTATTTTTAGATTGTGCCTCAAATCCCACTATCTTTCCCCCTTTGTGTGATGCGTCTTTCCCATCACCATTTCCATAAGTACCTTTCTTACGATTGTACTTGTTTAATTCTGCTCTATATTTCTTAGCCTTTGGAGAAGATTGAAATTTTTTATACTCATCTTTGTAATCTCTTTTGGCCTTTTCACTTAAATGAGATTGATTCTCAATATCACTATCATCATTTTCTGATAGCTCTTCCTTAACCATGTTGGTTATCCACTCTTTCATTCTTTTATTATAATCATCCATAGGTTCTTCCTCATGTTTCACCCAAACTGGGTGTTCTTCACCACTATATGGTCATGTGTGGTGAGTACTCATTATAATCCAATCATATCAGCTGCAACTACAAAGTTGGCTGTATCACCTTTTGATTTATCCAAAGGTATAATTCTTACTCTTTTAAATGTTTTCTTTAACATCATAGCTAATTTTTTTGCTTCCATCTTATCATCGAGGAAGTAACTTAGACTTCCACTACCAGTTGCCATATCTACTACAGATTTTATACCCATTGATTTAGCTAACTTGGTCATGATAACTGACATCTTATCGGATATAGCTTCTGCCTTAACACAATTTCTATATCTCTTACCAAACATAATTTTGGTTTTTCTTTTAGGATGAGTCTTGTACCCTTTTTGACAAGCCTCACACATACAACCTTTTTTTTCTTCTCTATAGGCTATTCTACCACTTTTAGCTTCTATACCAAACTTATGATTTGGAAATTTCTTTCTTATATCACCCATTTCTGCTGGTATCTCTTTTAAATTTTTTACAGATACTCGTTTTTTTATCTTATTATTCTTACTTACAATAATATCCCAAGGTCCTGATGTTCCGTGTTTACGAATAGCTTTCATCATGTTAGAGGTTTTACTTTCCTTTACCTTTTTAGGTAAATCATCGTGGTCTGTTTTAGCGTATTTTTTAACAGACTTCTTACTCATTGACTTTGCTGCGTCTTTTACGGCCTTACTAACCTTACTGGCTGGTACTTCACCTTTCTTGTAGGCATGTACCAATCCCATAAACTTCTGTTGTTGTTGGGATTTAGCTGGCAACTTATAGTCCTTTTTTTACCAAACGAACATACTTCATTAACTCATTGGGTTCAATATCAAGATTAGATATTACTTGACCCATAATTGCTAATTTTTTCTTTCGGTTTAAATTACCTTTTTGTAAAGCGTCTATGAACTTTGCCATAAATCTTTTTATCTGTGATGGAATTGGTGCGTCAAAAGCGTCTTTTTCTTCTTCATTTAATTCTTCTTGAAGACGAAAAGTTCTCCACTTCTTCTCCATGTCCATTTGTTGTTTAGGATTCATTCCCATTTTTATTCTCCACTATGTTGGATTTCTGTTTCCAAAAATCTTTGTAATACACTTCTTTTATAAAGTGAACTCATTATATTTTTTACATTACCTTTTTTTGCGTCTTTGTAAACCTCATAGGTAATCCTTTCAATACTTTTCTGTAATTGTTTTCTCGTCATCACACCATATCCTTGAATTTGTACTTTAGCATCCAATGGTGTTTCCACTCCTTTTTTTGGTGGAGTTAGTTTTGCCTCACGGACATTTCTTAATAATGACTTTAAGCTAATCATTATTAACTCTTATCTTTTTTACGATACTTATCACGAATTTTACTCCACACTTTATAAATGTTGTTCATCTCATCAAGTGATTTGTTAAGTTTGTCCGCTACTTTATTCATATACTTATTGTATTCTTCTATGGACTTTTTGTAATTTCTTCTATCGTTCCAATCGTATTGGTCTGATTCTCTTGGGCCGTAATCAATGATATGACCATGACCTCTGGCCAATTCTTTAAATACCTTTACCCAATGTCTTTCAGTTTGGTCAGGATCAGTAGGATGTACCATAAAAGGAGTTGTTATTCTCTCGTTGACCTGTTCCTTAGATTTATGCTGTTTCATCACACTATCTAATGTGGGTAATGGTTCTCCAAATTTTCTCTGAAGATACTTACTTTCTTTTATTAAATCTTTTAATTTCACTAACCTTCTCTGATTATATCGTTTATGATTGATTCAACCTTACAATACTCACCACAAGTTCTACCTGTTGGTATTTCATTTCCAACACTTTCTTTCATAGGATATAAAAAGGCTCCATGTGTAGATGGATTAGAAACAAAGTCAAATGCTATAAGTTCAAAATCTTGTCCTACTTGTTGTCCATCACCCTCACTCATTGGTTCAACGGAACCCATACCACGAGAACTAATACCAAGTTTGATACCTGCTCTAAATAATTCTTTCAAAATGTTTCCACTTGGTGTTCCCAATACCTCAACGGTTCCAACCAAGTTATTGCCTTCCCAATTCATTTCCGTAACATTGTGGGATACATTCTGTAAATTTACTACAGAACTATCAGGATGGTCTAACTCACCAAGAGCCCTTTTTTGTACAACAAATTCTTTTGTGTACTTCTGACTTTCTCTTTCTAATATTTCACGAGGATACACACGACCATTTTGGTTTTTTGCGTTAGCCCTTTGTAGTACACCATGAACTATTAATTTTCCACCATTTTGTGCTATGGATTCATTTATCTGTTCAGGTGTTATTTCGAATGGTATGTAATCTACTATTAAGTCTTTCATCAACTTTTCCTCATCATTATTTCATGCCTTAATTCTTGGAGTTTCTTAATCCAATTATCAAGACGATTAATTAAGTAATTCTTTGTTATATCTTTTTTATGTATCTCTGTATGCCACCTTTTCAACAAGGTGGAAATACCATACAAAGAGTCCATATAAGACTTTTTGTTTTCTTCAAACGACATGGGACTATCTTAGTTGACCGACCTTACCTGCTAACTTTACTAACCTCTCACTAATTTTTTTGAGTGCTTTATGTGTGTTTTTCCAATAATCCCTTGAATCAACATTTAATTCATTCTTCAATCTTAAATTCATATCGATTGTCTTTTCTAAATTTTTCAAACTATCACGAGATTCTCTCATTGCCATTCCAATTTTTTGTTTTGCTGTCAATGTGTCATCATTACGAAAATCATGATACTTACCTTCTTTTCTCAGTTTCGGGTCGTTGGCATGAAAATTGTCGGTGGATACGGTGGGATTTGTGTGTCCACCATCATATCCAGCTTTCTTTTTCTTTTTACCTTTTTTTCTTTTATCTGAGAATGCGAAGGGTGTTTTATAAGAATCGTTACCTACTGATGCGGTAGAAGTTGCCTCATCTAACTCCTGTTGAATGAGCCTTCTTATAAACTCTTCGAGTTTACTTTGAGCGGACATTGTCAAGCTCCTTAATGAGTTCATAATACCTCATTAGAGAAATAACTTGTTTGTCCTTGACGATACTACCTTTGGTAAGGTTATCCATTTGATTGATTGCCTCTTGGAGTTTTATTCTCGTTATATCATCATCAATTTTTGGTAGATGTGAATTTAAGGCATTTTGTATTGTTTTTACTTCATCATTGACAAACTCTCTTAGAGAATTGGTATTAGAGATATTATTTATATATTCTTTTAAGAGATTTTTTTGTGGAGTATTCAGAGTTTTATATTTTTTATTAAAATTATCAACCATTAATTGATATGATAATAATCTAAGGTCTTTATCTTGACCTTTAAATTCTTTTATGACTTCATTATCTGTCTTGATGTTTTTTGACATCTTTTTACCAGTAATGTGTTCTATAATAGTAAAATTACTATCCACTTCATCTAACGGATTTAATGATTCTATTGATTCTGATAAAAATAATTTGTAAATTGAAGCATGAACTTTATAATTTGGTATACGAGAACGGAAAAAATCTTCGGTCTTGTAAGTTTCACTTATAGACTTGATTAAATTATATTTTTCGTTTTTAAGTTTTTTACTGTTTACCTTAGAACGAGATTTTAAAACAGCCTCAATTAATCTCTGTGCTTTTGCAGTAGAGTTATAATTTGTCTTTACTAAAATTTGATAAAGTTGATTTTCTTTACCAATTTCAGTTTTTTCATTAAAATACCTTTTGAGCAAATCGATAGATTTACTTTTGGTGTCATCACTTATGATGTCTTGTGTAATTTGTCTTGATAACAGCTCGAAAAGAATACCTGTATTCTTAATTTTCGAGTGTTTAGCTCGTTTACTCATGTATATACTCCAATTCTCCGTATAATATCTCTTATATAAATATAAAAACTTCTAATAATTCGTTATTTAGAATCATCATTTAAAGAATTAACATCATCTGAATATTCTTTTTCAACATCCATCGTCTCTTCTAACAGTTTTCTATCATTTCTACTTAGTTTTTTTAAATCTTTTTTCATGGCATCATAGTGTGCAAGTGCTATTCCGTATTGTTTTCGTCTATCATGACTACCCAATGGGTCTCTACCACGAGCTCCACTATCTTTTCCGTACTTCCCACCTTCTTTTGGTCTTCCACCTATTTCTTTACCAGTCCTACCGATGTTTGGGTCTTCTCCGTCCTCACCTTCAGGTGGAACATCTCCACCTACATCACCCATATCATCCATTCCACCCATCATGGCTCCTTGTGTTCCCATGGCTTGACCACTTTGTACTGGGTCGTTACCCTCTTGTTCTATCTGGTCCCATCTAAACTTTCGTTTTTGGTCTGCTATTAATTCTAATCTCATTTGTTTCTTTTGTTCTTCAGTAAATTTGAATACATTATCATATACCCATTCAGTAGATGCCATCTTAGAATCTATCATAGATTGTCCAAGTTGTTGTTTAGAATTCCACAATTCAATTTTTTCTTCTTCGTAAATTTTTGATGGGTTAGTTAAACCTAATTCAAAATTTACCAAATCCTCATCAGTATATCCTTGTGAGTATAAATGAACGATACCAATTTTTGTTAACTCAGAAATAAGAATTCTCTGTATTCTTTCAATCGTCCTAGCAAACCTTACATCTTCTGCCGCTAATGTAGCCTTACTACCAAGTGATTCCTCATATCCTAAGAAAGCCTTAGGAACTTTTAATGCTGCCATCAACTTGTTTCTCAAATATTCAATATCATCTGTAGCCTCATAGGTTAAACCAGGTAGTCCTTCTATCTGAGTACCACTATCTCCACCACGAACTGGTAAGAAAAAATCTTCTGTTAAGTTCTGTATATTATACCTTAAGTTGTAATCACCATCTTGGTCAATAACAGGAGCCTTTTTCATCTTGTTGATTATCTTTTGCATAAAGTTTTCTACTTCTGCTGGTGGTATGTTTCCAATATCAATCTTGAACACTCGTTTTTCAGGTGCTCTCATGATTCTATGAATCAACATTGCATCTTCCATAAGACTTAATTGTTTCCAAATCTTACGGGCTCCTTCAATCATACCCTTACCATAAGGTAAAAAGTTTGAATCACTTAGTAATCTAAAATGTGCCACTTCATAATTTTGAAATTCTTTTTCACTTCTTTGATTAGAGTGTCTATTATCAGCATCCTGTACATGAAAATTTACCATATAAGGTTCTGAAGGGTCTTGTCCTTCTATTCTTGTTACATCATATGTAGAAAGAGGTACGACATTTGTTATACCATATTTATCCTTAATATCTAAGTAAAGATAAAAATCACCATACTTACATAAATTTCTTACCCATGGCCAAAGGTTAAACTCAACATTCAATATATCGTAATATAAATTATGTAAAATATCATAAATATTTTCATTATCGGATTGAATTGTTAAAACATCTCCGTACTCAGACCTCATAGTCGATTCGTCAGCGTAAATATCGAGAGCACTTGAGATAATAGCATCGTTATCCATTTCTTCATAGTCTCTGAACAATCCTATTTTTTGAGATTGAAATGTAATCTGTTGAGATTTACCATATCCACCAGTTGCTAAATTACTATATAATCTTGAATATCTATCTACAAGATTATCTTTAGACAGCTGTTGTAATCTATTTGTATCGGCAATCTTTAATTTTCTTCCACCTGCATGTCTTACGATTACATTTGTGGAAAATAATCTTTTTAATCTTGCTCTTAATTTTGATTCGGCCATTTTATCCTCTTACTTTATTAACCAAGTTAGGTCTTCTTTTTTATCACCAACATCCATTGTCCAACCTTCTTTTTTATTTTCACTTGGTGTGTAGACTGCTTCGTAGTCTATCATTCTATTTAATACATCTTTTTGCAAAGCCATACCTTCGGCTCTAAGTCGAAGGGCTGTATCTCTTACCCATAGTCCGATAGCTAAACTCATGACAAGGTCATCATTGTATCCCTGCATTGCTTCGGCCCTATTATTGTTATATATAAATACAAACAACTCATCTATTAATCGTGAAGATTTAGCTATTACTGACTTTTCCCTAAAATATTCTTCTAATTTTGCTATTACTAATGGTCTTGTTTTAGATGTAGTACTAAAACCAGGTACCATTTGTCTATCTGAATTTCTATATCTATTTGTTACTTGCCTAGCAACATCTACATATTGTAAATCTTTACTTGTATAAAATAAATTATCGTATTGTCTATCTATTACTTGTTGAATTGCTGCCCAACCAATACTTGAATTCTCAATCACAAGTAGTGCGTTGTTGTATTCTTGAGCCACATTCATACATAAATTACCAAAATCTTTTGTAGATATTTTACCTTTATATTCTGCCACTTGTTCCATACTATCCACATCAATCACATGAAATGCAGAAAAATCTTGTCCATCACCTCTTGCTACATCAGCTGCTAAAACATAATCTTTAGTATAATTTGGAGATTTCCAAACCCACAAATTACTATCAAACCCTCTTTTTTCTAATGGTTCTTCTATATGTGTAGACTTATACTCTTCTAATATTCTTGGGTCAACCACACCTTGACCTGAGGTGATGAAGTCACAATCACACTCTTGTGCCGCTTCAGAAGGTCCTAAGAGTTTATCTTGTTCATCTCTCCACTCTTGTTTTCTATCAGGATGAACAGTCCAATGAAGTTTAATCATATTCCAATCATTACTTCCTTCTTCTGCTCCTACCCAAGTTCTATGAAACCAATTACCAACACCATTTGGTGTAGATAAAGCTATACATTGACCACCAGTACTCAAAGTACTTTGTGCAGCAGTCCATATTGTATCAATCTTATCGATGAATGCTGCCTCATCAATGACGAGTAGAGATAGTGCCTCTG